GTGTATTCATTGCGGCTTGCAACCTAGGATAGGTTTTAAGAAACCCGCCCGGATTGTCAGTCGGAAAGAAGTGATACCGAATGGCGCCGCGGAAGAACCTGTAGATTCGTGACAGATAGTTGATAGGATGTATCTGACCAACTTCTGGCAAACCCACCTGTCCAGCACCTCGCCACTCAACATCAAAATCCGTCACAGCTGGTAACTCAGTCGTCGCAGGATCGAGAGGATGATATAAGGAGAAGGGAGTAGTAGGAGAGTCGAGCCGTCTATAGAAGACTGCTCGCTTAAGTAGTGAACGAAGATTGGAAATATGTTCACCAATACACGCATACACTGCATACTCGGGATCAGAGTCTGCTGATAGCATTTGCATGGAAGACGCTTGTTCTAGATTAGAAGCGGCAATGGATTTTTCGCCAACTTGGGCTACAGGTAGCTCATCTACCTCCATAGGAGGATCTGGAGCTTCTCCGAAAGAGCTAAAAGGCGTGGCTCTTATTGCGGAGTCATTAAATCCATATCCAGCCAACTTGAAATCTTCACCAGCTGAAATCCAGACAAAGCCATCTATAGTAGAATCTGTATCACCAGCGTTTCGCAACGCATTAACTACAGAAATGCGCAAACGACCAGAGGTTCCTACATCGTGCTGATAACTGTTGGTCTTTAACCAAGGTAAAGAACTAACATAAGGCACAGGAAAAGAAATCTCTGATGATTCACGCAAATCCATTACTAAAGAGTAGGCATTGGACGCGAGATCGGCGTCATAAGAACTGGTGAAAGGCCAGTATGAAATCCTAATTCGAGCAGAGTGGAGAGATGTTTTCGCTAATTTGATGTTGTACACTAGCGAACCATTCCAATAAGCGAACAAATTGGAAATGTACGAAAGATGCGTAGAAGCATACAAACCTTTGGCGGCTGTTCCATCAACCAAATGACAATAAGATGGTGTTATGGGTATATCTAAGAGAGACACACCCTCTAAGTCATCGACGGTCATGGAAAAGGTTTCTACTATGTTGGGCCTAGATAAAACGAAGGCCAACGCCATTTCATCAGAGTTCGTACCAAATAGGTCACGATTACCACCAAGCGAACACATAGGATCTGCAGCTAAACGCGTAACGTCCTCAGACGCAGACACGTGCTGCAGTGACCTAGCGGGCTTGCTAGTAGTTTGGACCGTGGCAGACTCATTAGAAGGCTTTGAGAAACCAAACATAGCCGCAGTAGATAGCACGGACGATGCTATAGGTACCACAGCGGAAGCTGCTGATGTAACAGTGTTCACAACGCTACCAATAGTATCTACGACATTCGAAACCGCGCCAACTACTTTTTCCAGGACTTGCGCCTCAGGCATATTCGCCACCTCTTCTAGGATCGACAGTGCGTCTCCACGCATAAGATCTCGCTCATTCAAAAGTTGTTTGAGGAAATTAACATACTGAGAAGACGATAGGAGAATAGTAGAAATAGGAGAAGGAACAGAAAGGTGAATATTCCTAAATGATGCCCAGATTGTATAATCCACAGTGCCCAGTCGAAGGGGAGATAACGGAAAGAGATTAAACTCTCCAAACCTCCCTTCTCCAGTCACTAAATTATAACTTTCACGGAACGAACAAAAAGGAATACTCAAGACCACTGAATTCGCCGAGGCCAAGTCAATTTCCACTCCCGGATAACCAGTGACTCCAGACAAGGAATAGGTAGGCTCAATGATAGAACCAAAGTCAACTAAAGACTGATATGGGGAAAACATGCAAAACAATCGCCCAGATTGCATGGGCGTGGCATTGAACTGTATGCGCAAGTCAACCGACGCGCGCAATAGCGCAAAATCTTTAAGTTTGCAAATAAACCCTGCAGATTTTTCCAAAAGTACATCTGGAAAAACAAGCGAAGTCAAAGAAGTTGCCTTACCATTCCTATAGTCGAAGTCAAGAGCGGAATCTGAATCGGACCAGGTTCCAGAGGCGACCTGAATAGGCCTAGAAAGATAAGCGTAAAGAGAAGAATAGACCTCATCGCGTGCGGCACGTGGTATAGTCTGAACAATTTCTTCGATGACCGAGATGTCTTTAGGGCCATCTTCCACAAAAGTGGTAATATTGTCAGTATCTACACCACCTGCGCTTTGAGGAGGTGCTGCAAGGGTCGTTAAGGAGGTCGGTAGTTCGTCATCAGGTGTCGAGTTTGAGTTCCGAGGCTCGGCTTGAGTGTTAGAAGCAATTGGAGTTTATCGTGCGAGAGAAAACGGGCTAGGCTAACTCTCACACTAGCCGTAAAGTTCCTTTAGAGTGGAGCTTAAAATGACTCAACGTTACATTCGCAGGCAACTGTTATCGACTTTGGAGTCGCCCCATTGTAACTTAAATAGACCGGTGCTGAAACAATCTAGAAGATGGTCTCTAGAAAATTGCTTCGGCGCCCTTCCGATGTTTCGCACACAGGCTTGGGTCAACTTTCTTACATAAGAGAATGTTTCGGGGTCGTGGAGAGCCAGTTCTCGAATGGCAGTCTCAACGTTTTCAATCGTAGATGCTTCTACGTCTTCCGTTCCACGCACCCAGTTACACATCTCTAACACTACACTTAGCTCAAGAGGAGCAACATACCTTTGAAGTCTTTCTTCATAGCGAAAAGAACGCTTAAGATATTTGATGTCCTTAATGGACACATACTTCTTCAGGTTGCCAGTCTTCTCTGCATCAGTGTAGGTCAAGCCTAGTTTAGCCAAACCACGTTGCATGTTGAAGGAGTCAAAATCGGTTCCGGGTTTAACATTCACATTAACGTCATCACCATAGCACACCATGGAACAGTAATCCTCAAAAACATGAGGAGAAAGTCCTGTTTCCATGACAAATGCGTACCTCACTGCTAACTTAACTGCCAAGCAATTAATGATAGTAGTGGCGGGATTACCAGAAGGTTGCGAGTGCGTCCACATGTAAAGAATGTTGTGCAACAGATGTACTGAGAACACAATATCCAGCCACAGAACGAATCTCACTAGTTCATAGTTCTCTTCACCATGCACCAGATACCACTCATTGATCACATCATAAACTGCCCACAAAAGATCGGCAGACAAACTACCATCAAAGTTGCTAAAGTCACCACTTGTCAAGTTGGGACCATATTTTATCAACTTCGTATAGGTCTTTTGCCAGTCAAACGAATACGGGTCAGTTCCGACACTGATTTCATTGTTGATGCGGTTGTCCATTGCATTGGCAAAGAAACTCAGGAAATGACGTCTAAATAGAATGTTATAATCAATCGGGCCACAGGCAAAAGATCGTGTATTACCTGCTTCCACTTTTGCAATTGGTCGTCTTTCGTCTTTAAGCGTATCAACCCAAATGGTCGTCAATCTCTCTCCACGCAAAGCTGCCGCTTCTCTTTCCTCAATGGCTTCGCGCAGGTCAGGAGCTATAAACTTCTCCTCACCCTTGCCTAGCCATTGCTGCTTACCAGGCAATTTGGTAGCTAACACCCAAGGATACCCAGCAGACGATTGTCTGTCTAAGCACCTTACGCGCTCACTACCATCTATACCTAATGCCGCTTCTTCTATGGAGTAAATCAATGGTCCATCTAAGGATTGGGTAACTGTTGGTATTACCGCTTGTACGCATTCTTTAAGAACCTTCTTATCAATAGGCACATCTCTCCCCGCATTCTTTGAAAGAGCCATTAACATCGGATCTTTCACCACTCCATCAACAGTGAACGGCTTCAGTGCTGAAGGGAGAGTCGTAATGGGAGTTATTGCTTCATGAATAGAAGACTCTACAAGTTTTGTCTTATTCGGTGATCCTATCGGTGTTGTTGTCGACAGGGGCAAGAATGACCCCTGTATGGGTAGTTCTACTTCCTCTTCGATGTGTACTTTCCACTCCACTTGGGCTGTCTTGGGCACTCTCTCGAAAGCTGCTTGTAACAACTCAAACGTCACACTCGTGGCGTAGGCTGTTCCGGGACGCGTAGCGCCAGCAACGTGTAATCCAACAATTTTCCCGGTCAAGTTGGTCGAGTGCGCCACTAATGGCGCACCGCAATCACCCGGCTTCGTTTCCGCAGTATATTCGTAATAATCACGAACCATTATGTGCTCCGTCTTATGGGAATACTTAAGTGTATCCATATGATGATGGGGCACTGCAGCGGATTGAATCCGAGTAATCACACCAGCTCTATGGGTTACCGCTGAGACGCTCGCTTTCTCGAACTTGTTCAAGTCGTCTGCCTTAATGAAGTGGTTCTGTATTGCAGCCATAGTTGGGAAATTCTTGGGCATTACCAACAAAAGCACGTCCTTGTTTTCGCCATTAGACGTCTTAACCTCATATTCTTCTAGTTCTCCCTTCGTAAAAGTATACTTCAACGAAGATTTCAAACTAGTCAATGTGATCACGTCGCCCATGGACAAATAAACATGCTTACAAGTTAGCATTGTCCTGCCTTTAACGAATATGCCTATTCCGGAGACTTCGACAACTTCGTTAACTCTGTTCACCACTGAGGTCATAACAAACATGTTAGACGTCAGCTTCCCACTTATGACTTGATCGGCGTTCACATCCGTCAACGCCTCTGCACACACCTCTGAGTCATCTTCAGCCCTAGGTCGTCGTTGGGCTCGTCGTGTTCGTACTTCCTCACTCTCACTGCTTGCTTGCATGCTTTCATGAACCACGGTCCGAATATGTTCAAGATCGTAGTCTGACTTCCCTCGGATGAGAGCAGTGCAGTGTTTGCAATTAGGCTTGCAGCACTTACGACGCTTAATAGCAGCACACGTGGCACACCCACCTCCACAGAGCGTTATCGAGAGAGTACACTGAGCATCTAAAAGCTGTTCCATTTGACACTCTTTTGTCTTCGTCAACCAGTTGTAAAACCAACGCGTCGCAAACAATATCACTGTGGTGGCCACAAAGGTGGCAAACAAAATCCACAGAGCATTGCCGCGTTGCGTCGAGACAACATTGTACGCTCTAGAAAACTGGTAAACCGCATGGTTATGCAAGGCTGCTGGTGTTGTAAACATTCGCGAAGAAGCAAGCCAACTAGCGCCACGTCTAGCATTACGCCAGACTGCATATGGCACCAAATACCGTATCGTGACGTCTCTAACACGAGCCCATATGCGAGCATACCATGTCGCAGGCTGATTTTCCAAGATGGTCTCCCACTGTTGCGTAACAGTCGTTCCTTCATCAGCATCTTGAGCACGCAACCATATAGGTGGTCCCATAGCTTCGCGATCTTGACGCCGCAGTCCTACGGCTAAACCGTAGCAAGTGTCCAAGTAAGCCAACGCTCCTAGCATGTCATTAATATGTGCAGTGTCCAGCGCAAACTGAACTGCCACACTCCTCAACGACGAACCAGGATAGGTCGTCCTCCATGAACCCCAGCGAACTGCATCTTGTATGATGGCAGGAGGCACTCGAGGTGGAAATGAAACTGCGCCAGCTATACTGTGAGGCAAAACAGTCGACAGATGAAATATTCTAGCGAATGCTTCCACCTCCCCTTCAACTAACGTCTGTCCAGTGGAAACTGCATGAATGATACAATCTTGCAGCTCGTTAGGCGCTTGCAACATTATGGGCAACAACCGCAAGACTGCAGCTGCAACCGTAAGGTCGTCATGTCGAACGTCTTGGGAACGGTAGGACAAGCTGGAAGCAGCTTCAGGATGTGATGTGACAAATTCTATCCATCTATCCATTGTGATCCTTCCAGGATTACTCTGGTAGCGACCTCTAGCTCGATGCACACCTCTGCGCGCCTCCGCTTCGAACATGGTGTCCTCGGCTCTTTCCATCAACACGACAAGACCGGGTGGTAGTGCCGCGTCGTCTTCGACATAATCGGACTCGGACGGAATGTAAGTGTCCGTATCAGATGCCGTGTCAGAAAACACATCATCTGGTTCTTGGCCAGACTCCGAATCTGTCGCTGGTTCAACGTCCACTTCTGCCCTATTCATTATCCACCTTCGCAGATTATTACTATGCTCCATCTTGGCATCCAATGCCTTTTTCGCGTGATCTAAAAATTGATCATACGTCAAGCCATTAGACCCATCTTCCACGTCGAAGCAATAGGGTGCAGTGGAGATTCTCTGACCAGTAAGGTTAAACACCTTGTCTCTGTCCAATATCGTGGTATTGTTGTGACCGGCCAGTGGTATCGTCTTGGCAAATTGTGTTTCAATGGTCACTTTCGTCTTGATGTCCAACCGTCGCTCAAACGCTTGTGGGTTTGTCATCGATGGCATTGCGTAGTGAGGCATATTAGCAGTGCAAATGACAACCGGACTCGTAAAAGCCGTAGCTGCCTTACGCGACAACTCTGCCATATGCAATGGATACGCTGCTATGTTGGCCGTCTTGAGTATTTCTACAAATTCCAAATTGGGATTTGAAGTGGTATCCCGAAGAGTACCAATGTCATCATACACGACGACCAACTGGTGATTGTATCCATCCCAAAAGTCCTGCCAAATACTACGCATATAGATGTTATCCACTATATGATCTCCTATGTCTGGTTGCAAATGCATGATTAGGTCTCGCGCAAGCCTCAAGGCAAGCACTGATTTCCCAATCCCGGTGCCACCATGCAGGTAAAGCACCAATGGTTCTGGCCTAACAGTCATACTATACCGAGAACCCAGCAAACGAGTGT